CCCACAGACTGCGCTCTACTCGGGCGTGATGCTAATGGGTACGAGTGCCGTGGTTGACCATTGTTCTACCGCATACACCGATGGGGTGAACAAGCGGTACGGGCGCAAGTTCCTTGAGCAGATAACTAAGGAGCCACAGGTGCGTGGGTTGGTACTTCACGAGAACCTGCACATCGCGCTCAAGCAGATGCCATTCGGTATGGCTATGTTCAATGAGAACCGGCAGATGGCAAACCTTGCCGCTGACTTTGTGGTGAACGACATCATCGTCAACATCGACGGGACAGTTAATAACTCAAACGAACGCTTGGTTGAGCTGCCGGATGGGGGTGTCTATGACGCGATGTTCCACGACTGGTCGATGCGTGAGGTGTACAACTATCTGAAGAAACACGCCAAGCCCAAGCGCAAGGGTAACAAGCAAGGCGGGTCAGGCGGCGGGCAAGGTAATGACCCATCCCAAGGTGGGACGCAAGATAGTCAAGACCAATGGGAGTCCGTAACAGTTAACGGCAAGACCTATGACTTGTCTAACGCAGACGAGCATGACTTCGTAGACATCGGCAAGCTGTCCCACGAGGAACGCAAGGAGTTGAACGAGGAGATTGACCGAGCGTTGCGCGAAGGCGGCATCCTTGCAGGACGCATGGGTGGCAAGATGCCCCGAGCTATCTCCGATATGTTGGAGCCGAAGGTTGATTGGCGTGATGCGTTGCGCGAGTTTGTCTCTGCATCGGTGCGCGGTAAAGACGAGTACACATGGCGGCGCATGAACAAGCGTCACATGGCTAATGACATCTATCTGCCAAGCATGGACAACGAGACGATCGGCGAGGTGATTGTGGCTATCGACACATCGGGTTCGATTGGCGAGAAAGAATTGAACGAGTTTGCTACAGAACTGGTGTCAATTTGCGAGGTGTCATCACCTGAGAAGGTTCGCATCATTTGGTGGGACGCAGAGGTGGCGGGTACGCAGGAGTTTTCCGGTGACTACACCGGCATTGCATCCATGCTCAAGCCACAAGGCGGTGGTGGAACTAAGGTCTCATGTGTCAGTGAGTACATAAATGAGCATCGCATCAATGCGGACTGCGTGATTGTGTTCACGGACGGGTATGTCGAGGACAGCGTGAAGTGGGACATCTCTAGTCCAACCCTGTGGATGGTCACGCAATGCAAGTCGTTCGAGCCTCCATCGGGTAGGAAAGTCATGGTGGACTATGACGATTAGGGTTTCAATGGCAGCAGGGGCATTGGAACTTTATCCCGTTGCAAGGATGGGGTTCTCGCGTCAGGTGGCTGAGGAGTTGCTACACCGATACGGAGCCTTTGCCCACATGCACGCCCTAGATGCACTGGAGTCCCGTGACCAAGAACATTCACGGGTTCTGTGGCGCGATGTGTTGTCAACACTAGATGAAATTACAAACGAAAGGAAGCAAGATGATAAGCCTGAGTTACGCACGACTGAAGCGGATAAGCCATGACGAGAAGCCCTATCGGGGCAGCACCAATCGGTTCCCCATCATGGGGCGCAGACAGAACACTAAGTACTTCTTAGCTGAGGAGGAGAACGGCGAGACCATCTTCAGAGTTATGAATGGATGGATTTACTCTCAACAACCTGTCACGCCTGAGGAGGCTATTGAGTACAAGAAGAATGGTAAGAATCTCTACCATGACTCTACTAGGGGTCAGGACTATCTGTGGGTTCACAAGCCTCAAGAGATGGGCGTTGTGCGTTCGGACAACACCTTTGAGTTCACATCGGGCAGCTATGCCCAAGGTGGGCGCAAGTTCCTTAGCGATGTAAGTTATGGGTACTTCCGTAACGACTCACGAAGGGGTGGGATGGTATTCAGAGGAAGGAATGGGTTCTATCCCATTCACCATGGGATGCGAGTGGACATCAAGACCATGAAACCTACGAAGGACATCACCATCATCGGTAAGTATGTCAACAGGAAAGCATCTAGGAAGCTAATGGCTGAGCATCAGGACTTCTTCACAGTAACTGAGACCATGTGCAAGGCGATGACCCTTGAATCATGGTTGGACACAGCTAAGACAATTTATCTTGAGTATGAGATAGAACACAAATTGCCTGAGGAAATCTTAGTGTTTGCTGAATCATTGAAAGATACCGCACCACTTGATGCATTGGTTCTTTATGCGTTTGGTGTGAATAGTGATTTCAGATGGAGGATTAAAAACCCATCGTCATGGCATCACCACAAGGGAGCGATTGAGGTGTTCGGTGCGATGAAGGCTAGGCTGTGCAAGCAAATCTACAAGGAGAACGAAAGCACATTCAAGACTGTGACCTATGAGATGGGCAAGGTGTACCCGCCTAGCGCGTGGGGCTACACCCTAATGGTTGATGGCGTTGAAGTTAAACAATACGGATATGGAGCATGAGCATGGTACTAGGAAAACTAAAGTATTCGGTCAGTAGAGAGGCGGGCGAAGTAGCTATTGATTGGGAGAGTATGCCCACGAGTGTGGTTATGTTAGACACATTGCAAGATTGGATATACGAACTGCAAAAAGTCTATGACGAGAAAAGGAACGAAGTTTTTAACAAAGGAGAACAAGCATGACATTATTTCTTGATGGATATGAGAACGACCAAATCAAATTGAGGTTGATGGAGTCACCCGCTTTCCCACTGGTGCGTGAGATTGTGTTTAAGCACGGCTTGCGCGTGGCGCGGCAGACTAACACGGGATGGCTGATGTGCGACCAACACGGCATTGCCATAGGCAAGGCTAACTGCACGAAGACTAGCGAGGGCGTGATGGAGTATTCGTGGCGTTCGCCGTACTATATGAAGGAGCGCGGTTCAGACAGGGCTGACAAAGAGACTATTCATAGCGCAAAGCTGTCCTCATTGATGGGTGTGCTGAAGGCTAAGAAAGTCATCCCGCCAGTAGGAAACATGACTGACCGCAAGATGAAGATGCTTGGTGCTCCGGTACGCTACCTGAGGCGGTCGATGGGGGATTCGGAGAAGAACATTCATACGCACTCCGACACCATTCATGCCTTACTTGCCCACTACTTGCATGGCGAGATTGATAGTCGGAAGCTATCGCTTGACCGAAGTGAATGTAAAAATTTACTTGACAAATGTGATAAAGCTGATAGCATCAAGCGTATGAAAGATGAAAAGTGCGATGCGTTCTTCAAGAATCCTTTTTACATGCTAGGCGTGGACGAGTTTGGCGACTACCTCATCGGCAAGATGCGTATGGTTCCGACTGATGCACCTGAGCCTAGCGTGGAGATTATTGAGAACTTCAAGCGTTACAAGTCCATAGAGGAATACCCTGACTTGATTCCATTTATGACCATGACCAAAGCAGTCTACGAAAGCAGAGGGCATCACATGCATTGTGGGCTACCTATTGTTGATGAGTACAACGATTCACTTGACGCTGTGTTCTTCTACGACACGCGCCCGACTCACTACGACCACACCTATGTGGTGACACCATGCTGACCCCTGAGCGCAAGGTCAAAGACAAAGTTAAGAAGGTACTCAAGGAGTTGGGTGCGTACTACGCCATGCCCGCTACAGGTGGATACGGCAGTAGTGGTGTGCCCGACTTTCTTGTTTGCTATCGCGGACGATTCATCGGGCTTGAGTGTAAAGCTAATGGTGGCAAGGTCACAGCACTGCAAGAGAAAAACCTATACGACATCCGTAAGAACGGGGGTACTGCGTTCGTGGTTGATGAGAACAATGTCGGTGACTTGCGCGAATTGTTAGTTGAGTTTTTTGTAGAGGACACCGAATGAATGAACAAGATTTAGAGCAACTGCGAGAAGTCCATGCGGGGCTTGCAATGGTAGGTCTTTTGATGAAAGGGGTTTACGACCAAGACATACCTAGCCGCGCGTATCAACTAGCAGACTCTATGCTGATAGCGAGGTCAGAATCCGCTGGCATCGTATCTATTAAACGCCATCTAAAGAAGGAGAAGGCACATGACAGTAACTAAACCGAAACTGAAGAAGCACAAGTGGGGTGCGATGCACGATAAGGTGCGCATGATTGCACAAGCACTGCACAACGGGGAAAAGCCTGATGTGAAGGCACTTGCCGCGCAGTTCAAATGCACAGACAAGTATGTTTATTTGCTTGTCTCAGAAGCGCGCAAGATGACCGGTATAACTAAGCCTCCACCCAAGCGTGGGTCACAACTTGACCGCGCAGTAGAGTTGAAGAGGGCAATGGCAAATCGACCATTACCCATCACGATGGAAGAGCCTAAGGCAGAAACGGTTAACAGCCCCGCACACTACACAGTAGGCGGTATCGAAACCATTGACTACATCCAAGCGAAGCTAACACCTGATGAGTTTCGTGGGTACTTGAAGGGCAATGTCATCAAGTACACGAGCAGGGCGCAGTACAAAGAGTACCCTGAGGAGGATATTGACAAGATGGTTTGGTACGCCCTCAAGCTGCAATCCATCAAGAATTAACTTCTTTGAGAAGGCATGGTTCGCCATGCCTTTTTTTGTATCTATTGAATTTACTATTTAAGGATTAAGAAATGCTTACAGGACTAGAGATACTGATAGCGCGAATGAAAGACCACCCCGATGAATTCCTCATGCAACGCAAGTGGGATGGACTGATAAATCAATTTGCGGAACACTTAACTGAGGAAGAACTGAACGCATACAAAGACGCCCGTAGCGAAATGATGCGCGACCTGTTCAATGAGTCGGTTCTCAAGCGACTTGCGGGCGAGGAAGATGAAGGTAAGACACAGCCCGGCACTGCGACAGTAATCAACGCCTTTGGTACGACAGACCCCAAAGCCATGTTTGGACAACTAGTAAACACCCCACAGCTTGCTGCGAAACAAGCCAACGCCGCACGGCAGCAAGTTGCCTACAACCCATCGAACTCTACCCTAGCGCAACACGCTTTGGAACGAGATAAGTACATGCAAGACATGCGAGAACGAGACGAGTACCTTATTCAACAGCGGCAAGGCAATCTGAACAGCGCAGGTTCGCTTGGTAACACTCGCCTCTTTGGAATATGAGCATCATCACTCTCGACTTTGAGACCTACTACACCAAGGGGCTTGGGTTCAAGACTCAGACCACCGAGGAGTATGTGCGCGACAGACGCTTTGAGGTAATAGGCGTGGGCGTGAAGATAGACGATGCACCAGCTACATGGTTCTCAGGAACTAAGGCTGAGATTCATAACTATCTGTCCACGCTCCCGTGGGACACTAATGCTCTGCTGTGCCACAACACCTTGTTCGATGGATGCATCCTAAGCTGGCACTTTGGTGTCACCCCTATGTTCATGCTCGACACACTTTGCATGGCGCGGGCACTTCACGGCGTGGACGTAGGTGGGTCACTGGCATCACTTAGTGTGCGCTACGGCATCGGGCAAAAAGGCGATGAGGTGGTCAAAGCTGAGGGCAAGCGTAGGGAAGACTTCACCAAAGAAGAACTCGCTACATACGGCGACTACTGTATCAACGACGTGGAGTTAACTTACAAGTTATGGCTAGGTTTGTCGAGCGCGTTCCCTGACGATGAGTTGGGCCTCATTGATATGACGCTGAGGATGTTTACGCATCCGGTGTTCATGGTTGACGATGCGTTGCTGCAAGACCGCGCTATCGAACTGAAGGAAGAGAAGCTGGCGTTGTTGGAGGGCTTGATGGGCGCGTTGGGTTGCAACGATGCTGAGAGTGTTCGCAAGAAACTAGCAAGCAACAAGCAGTTTGCAGCACTACTGGAAGCGGGGGGCATCCCTGCACCTATGAAGACTAGCAAGACCACAGGCAAGGAGACCTATGCGTTGGCGAAGAACGACGAGGAGTTTCTAAAGCTGTTGGAGCATGAAGACCCGACTGTTCAGCAGCTATGCGCTGTGCGCCTTGGTACGAAGTCAACCATCGAAGAGTCACGCATTGAGAGATTCATAGATGTAGGCAAGCGCAACAAGGGGCGTCTGCCTATCCCCTTGAAGTACTACGGCGCACACACAGGCCGGTGGGCTGGCTCCGACAAGGTGAACTTTCAAAACCTTCCGTCAAGGGATAAAAAGAAGAAGACGTTGAAGAACGCAGTCATTCCGCCCGATGGTCATGTGGTCATCAACTGTGACTCTTCTCAGATTGAGGCAAGGGTGCTTGCGTGGCTGGCGGGTCAGGACGATGTGGTGAAGCAGTTTGCCGATGGTGAGGATGTGTACTCGGTGTTTGCATCCAAGATTTACGGTGTACCCATCTCCAAAGCCAACCCTATCGAGCGTTTCGTGGGCAAGACTTGCATCCTTGGGCTTGGTTATGGCACTGGAAAATTAAAACTACAGCACACGTTAAAGACAACGCCACCGGGGGCCGTGGTTACTGAAGACGAAGCAAAAAACTTTGTCGATACCTACCGCACCACCAACGACAAAGTTATACAACTATGGAAAGATGGCGATGCGGTGTTGAAAGATTTAGCCAACTGGGGCGACACAGAGCCCTACACATACGGCGAACACAAGTGCCTCAAGGTTGTCAAGGAGGGCATCCAACTGCCT